CCGGTGTGCCGTACAACGCACGAGGATCAGTCCAGCCAATATCGTAACGCTCAGTTGCCTTGTAGCGCATTGAGTCAGTTTCGAAGTCGCCTTCCATGGTCTTTTCCAAACCACGGCGCATCATCAGCTTCATACCCTCAGGTGCGTCAGTCTCAACCCACCATGCAGTTGCTGAAGTCAAACGAGAAAGAACAGCTGCACCTTCAGGCAACAAACCAATTGATTTAACTGGGTTGATGTCGTTGTTTGCAGTGCCTGCACGTAGGACAGACTTCAACAGAACTTCAGCTTGGAACACGTTGCCGGGTGCAACAACCAATTTGGTTGGCTGCAAGCGGATTTTCTTACCGTTGTTGTCAACTGCTTGACGAACTTGGATAAGCATTTGCTCAAGTGAAGTTTGTGACAAGTTAGCGGCAGTATTCAGCAGGTTGCTGAAAGTACCATTAACGATTGGGTGAGATGGGCTATTTAGTGCAACACCGTCGCCGCCTTGGTAGGAGCTATTGAATGCGCGGTTTAGTACGTTAGCTGCCAAAGTTTCTTTGGTTTCAACTAACGACTGCGCAAGGTGCTTAGCATACACATTACCGATACGGATGTGATCGCCATCTTCCACCAGCACTTTAGTCAGTGCAAAGGCCAAGCCGTACACTTTATAGACATAGCGCTTGAGGAAGAGCACACCACCTTGTTGATAGGCTACCGGTGTGCCATCAGGCAATTCAGGCGCAGCACCAAAGCCATACAGGACTGGCTCTTCATGGTAGTTGCGTGGAATACCTTGTTGCTCACGAAAGACGGTAGACCATTCATCAGTACGCTGGTCATACACACCATCAAAGGCTTCATTCAGGATTGGTTCGACTATCGATCGAAAGTCGGTACTTCTCATTGGGGCTGCCATAGTTTATGCCCTCCCTTTAAATAGCGTTAAGAGGTGAGACAAACTGATGGTTAGCAATTTGTACACGAACAATAGTATACGCATCACCCCAATCGTTGCCCGGATAAGGAGCTAAGTCAACAATACGCAGTTGACCATATGTCGATGTACCAGTCAATGTTGCTGACATAGTGCATTGCGACAAGCCCGTAACGTTTGAGCCATTGGCTAGGTTCGACAAGTTGGCATTATCACCAATCGCTGCTTGTGCAACTGAACCATCAGCTTGGATTTCATAAACAATCAAAGGATCGTTATAGAAATAAGCTACGCAGCTACCAGTTTGGTAGGCTGTGTTAGCAGGCCAATAGTTGGAAACACGACGGCGACCAGTAGTATCAGTCCACTCAACACCGGCAAAAGCACCAGCAAAAGCTTCGGTACCAGTTACGGGTTGAACAACACCGGTTGTCATATATTTGACAGGCTGACCTTTCAGAATATCTGAAGTGTAGCCTGAAGTAATACCATTGGCAATCGCTTGAGCACGTTCCAATCCCGTAGGAAAGAACGCCGGGCGAAGACCGAATGGTGCAGAAGTTGCGCTCATATAATGAGTCCTTTCACATTCGATATGTTAAGAGCTTACGTAAAGTAAGGCAATTTAACTTTGGCGTCAGATTCCATGCCTTCGCCTTCTACCGATACAAGTGAACGACCATTACTGTCACGAGTAGATAGCAACTGTTCTTGCTGCACCTTAATTTTCTCCTGCTCTTCGAGAGGAGCTTTATGGTGTATTTCGAGCATAATCTCCTGATAAAGATCCATAGGCATCTTATACAGAAGCATCTCATTGCAAGAAACGTAGCCAACATTCTCGCCAGCTTTCACCTTCAGATGCTCAAAGCCGGGTAACTCTTCAGCTTTTACAGGCTCATAGCCCATTCGCATCCTCTTGTGTATTGGGTCGTATTGATTTGTAGACGACAACCAGCACAAGTGGTAACCCGGAATTTCGGGCGGGGTCGGAAGTGCTTCTTGAAGCCACTCCGAGCGGAACATCTTACGACGCTCCTCGGAAAATGCAAATTTGGATTCGGGCGCTTCGCGCTTATGATCATCAGCAGCGCGACTTTCACGTCCTGCACCAGTATTCTTTTTTAAGCGTTCATCCATGATCAGCTCCTAGTCTTGTTTTGACGATCCCATTCCGCGAATTTACGGATCATCTTATTACGTTGTTCGATGTTATCCCACATACCAGCGTCTTTAATTGCTGATACACGATCTGGTGTTAAACGGAACTCATTCCCCTTAACGCCTCCCGAGGTTTCTCGGCCCGAACTCGTAACCACAGACTTAGGTCTCTGATGTCGGTTACGCTCATTATATCCTGCATTCGAGCGATGTGGTAAATATTTTTGCAAACGTTCGTCGAGCTCTTCCCAGTACTCTTCCGTAGTAGGATCATAGCCCTCTTCTGTCAAACGCCGATCAATCTTTTGCGTGATTTCAGAGTCCATATCTTTACCTTGGGGGTCATACCACGCATTACGGCCCATCCAGTCAGCAGCCATTCTTTGGACCATAGGATCCGGAAGTTGAATGTTCTGCTTTTGTGGAGCTGACATTTGCTTAGTAGCATTCTCTTTGATGGTGCTTAAAGACTCAAGTTTACGTTGAGCTTCATACAACATCTCCTGAGCTTGCACTACGCCATCTCCATCCTGAATCTTGACGGCTTCGCGCATCTTCATCTTGGCATACTCAACTTGCACGCCGGCATCGTCAATCGCCTTATCCACACGTGCTAATTCAGCTCCGGAAGTTTTCTTTTCCAGATTAGCCAATCGATCGGCCAACTCATTATTCTGCTTACGAAGAGCAGCAATTAAGTGATTGGATTCACGAGCTTTTTCACGATGAAGCTGCTTCTTTAATTTACGCTCTTCACGACGAGCAGCACGAATAGCTTCTCGATCAGGGTCGTCATCAGACTTACTTTGCGTTGTCTGAGTATCAACGTCATCATCGTCGTCATCATCATGCTCAGCAGGCGCTGAGTCTGCTTGTGGTGAAGGCTCATCATTTGGAAGCTGCACAAGAGCTGAGCCATCCTGCTCCTCAGCCACTTGGAGTTCCATTTTTTCCTGCGCATTCATAGTATTACCTTTCTGCGTTTAGACAAACGCTCTAATTGCAAGGGGGTCCCCAGTACAGGCGCCAATAAGCTCATGATCGTTAAAGAAAGTAAAGAGAGCTTTACCTTTAACATCACCTTGCTCATAGTCGATTTCCCAACGATCACCACCCCACTTTGGTACACGGATAAAGTCTCCGACTTGTGCCCATGCACCTTCAGGCCATGGTTCCATGGTGTCACGCTTATGAAATGCAAGCGGTCCTATGGCAATAACTTTGCCAATCATGGTGTTCCATTTCTCAGTTTCTTTTGTTTCTTCCACCAATACAATGCCGGATTTAGTAGCCTTCTCTTTAACGGCACGAAGCTGCACCAAGATACGGGCACCAAAAGGGCGCATGAGTGGATCTACTACAGGGAACGCTTCTTCAAGCGTTTGTTCTACCATGTCATTCGACATCTCGTTTTTCCTCTTCTAAAAGAGCATTAAGAATTGACAAAGCTTCTTCCAAGCCTTGGAAATGGCCGACCAAGCGCTGATACGATTCATAATTTACTGGTGTGCCAGCCTGCAACACCACAGTAATTTTTGATTGCTCAGCTTTAATACGGCCAATAAAGTCTGAAAGAGTCTTCATCAGCGACCACGACCTGATTTACGCATAGGGATTGCCACAGCGATTGTCAAACCGGGACCTTTGCGAGGCGCATCGCCACCTTTTTTCAAAGTAGCAATTTTCCCCGTAGGTTTGGGAAGAGGCTGCTTTTGCGATGAATCCAAGAGACGACCTGCTGCTTGCGACTCTGACATCACTTGACCACCCTCTTTATAGCCTTTAATACCTTTGCCTGAAGCCTGTGTGAACCCATTGGACTCACCCATGGCTAGGCGTTTGTGCATATTGATACCATCAGACATTTTGTCCTCCTAATTGAGATTGTAGATCTTGCTGCGCTGTAAGAGCAGTTTTGACCTGCTCATGTTGTAACAAAGCTGCGTCATGAGTTAACTCAGCTGACTTAATGCGTTCCTGCGTAAGGTTATCCTCAGTGTTCAAGATAAGATCTGTTTGCAATCTTTTCTCTTCTGACTGTTGATCCAGTGCCATCTTCTGAGCTTTCAATTGCAGCTCACCTTGGTCTTTAGCAGCACGGCGTTGAGTTTCTGCCATTGATGTTTGTACCAAGGCTTGTGTTGCAGGATCTGCAGGTGGCATACCCTTCATTTGCTGCATCATCTGTAACGCACGTTGGATGATAGGCGGCACTTGTTCAAACGCGCCTTGAGTATCCATAACTACATGCTGAGATGCTGCGGCTAAAAGTTTATCTGCGCCATGTGGCAATGATTGCTCACGCATAATATCGAAAGGTCGACCAAGAGCTTGGCTTGCGTAGACATCAACCTGATTCAAATACCATAGCGTAATGTGTTGTTTCAAATGCTCTAGTGCTGCTGGAACATACACAGGAGCAATAATGGGGTTACTACCATACATAGGATTTTGTAAGTAATCCAGCAACACCTGAATATGAGATAGATGGTCTTGTTGTGGGAACGCACCAACAGGTTTGCCCACCGTCATGGCTACATTCTCTAAAGCTGGGTTCATCTCTTTTACTTCTTGTGGATCTGGGAGAACCTCATTCGCATCTGGAATCTTGATTTGCTTAAGTATACGCTTCTCGACGGCAAGACGATTATACAAGTCCGGATTGGCCTGTGCTCTCGCAGCCAACGCTTGTATTTGCGCATAGCGCTGAGTTTCCGAAAAGATGTGTGGGTCCGAGACCGGCACAATATCCGAGTTTTTCTCAAAATCTTCTTTTGTAACGCCAATCTCGTCAACGATGTCGTTCTTTCTTTGCTCGTCGAGATACCATCGATTGAGACGTCCAATGATCTTAAGGACTCGTCTTTGCGACTCATGCAGTCGTGCATGAATGGAGCTATATACCGCAGCCCCTTGCTCAATAAGAGCTTGAGTTGTTCCCACAGGCGCATTAGAGGTGACATCAGCTATCTTCTCCTCACTTGTAGTAACTACGCCCTTAGCAGCGTCTGTCAACCAACCCAATAATTGGAATAATACTGGGCTTGGCTGATTAAAGGGCACCGGCATGGCAATCTTACGTACATCATCCACACCCGGTGCGCCTTCAATCTCAGCAACCTGAGTAGGCTCAATGGTAGTACTTTGACCAGAAATCTTGGCCCCTTTGAGCTTCAACATGGTTGGAGCAGTATTGATATGCGCGCTATCCAATAAGGCACGTAATGCGCCGGTCAACGCCGCTGATAGGCCACCAATAAGATGCGGGAAGCCGATAGCGTACGCACCACGCCATGGAATAAATTTGAACTCAACCAACCAGTCCAGCTTGGTTAGTGTCTCATCGCCAAACTCCCAGTTGCGATACAAGCCAAGAACTTCGCGAGTGAGCTCATCAATCATTAAGATGTAAGGCGCACGCTCACCATTGGTTTGCTTATCATCTTCCTGATCCATCCAAGTATAAATGTGGAAGACACGGCGAATGCCATCCACATTATCTTGTTGAGATGTCTTACCTTCAATCTTATTATTGGCTTTTTCTGCTGCAGTCTCATCTGGCTCCATTGAAGCACGATGAATACGAATATCTCTATACAAACCTCTTGCAACACGCAACTCAAATTCTTCTTGCGTAATATCTTGTACCTCAGTTACTCGACTTGCAGTATAAAAGTTACCTGCTGCAAACGGCAAATAGATATTATCAATAGGTACAAACTCTACGCATGGGCGTCTCTTTTGGTCATCGTACCAGACTTTGAAATATTGAGAGCCTCCCAATGGAGTTTGAGTAAGCATTTGCTCTTCTTCATCACGGAACTCTTCAATTTGCTCAGTTAACTGCCAATTGAGATATTCTTTCTTACGCTCAGCACGCTCAGTCTTATCTTTGGTAACCTCACCATAAAGCTTAGTACGTACTGGGCCATCCGGGGGAAAGAGTTCCTTAATGGCTCGTGCTGCAAAGTCCACACAAGCTTCTGCCATAATAGGATGGACTACCTTGGAAGCGCCAGTAAATTGCGCACCACCCGGAGCGTCATGGCCTAAGCCTGTACGACGAATGCCATCTTCATATTGCTTATCTCGCTCAGTACGAGCTTCTTTATCTTTCTCAATGAGATCCAAATACTTAATTGCAAGATTAGATAACTCATAAGGCTCAAAAGATTCAGCCAAGTTCTCATAAAAATCTGGCTCTTCTTCAGGCCCTTTTAAGTCATCAAGTCGCACAATGGCCGAGCCATCCGGCAATTCTTCAACTGAATCATCGTCACCATCAAACATCTCATAAATAGATTCAGATTCGTCCAACATAGAATCATCATCGGATTGCGGGCCAACAAAACGATTATAGTCTTGAGGAATTGGCATTTCAGTAGCCATTACATTCTCCGGAGTTCAGCCCGCATGGCGGGAATTGTTTTTGCGATACGTACTGCGCCACCTTTGGCAAAGCCTTGTTGCCGTGGATTACCCATTCTGCCCTCAGCAACTCGAATGGCGTATTCCAAAGTATATGGGCTAACTTCACCAAAGGTTGCTGTGGCGTCATTGCGAAGGAAATCTAAGTAATCTCGTTGCGCATCTTCTGCGTGTATTTCGTCAGTAGTTTCTTCAATGTCGTTAAGTTGTTCTTGTATATGCGTTATCATTGTAGACGCCTCTTGAAAATCTTCAGGCGTAAGAAAATGTAAGAGTTGCGTATTATCCATGCGTGTGACTTGCTCAGGCATAGGCACATCACCTTGCAATACAGCACCACGATTTGCAGGGTCTGCCCAATCAACTTCAAACTCAAGATTATTAAGCCCAGCCATGGTGTTTGCAAAGTCAAAGTTGTCAGGCTGTTGCGCAGGTACTTGTACTTCTGCAGGAGGTGGTTGCAACTGCTGTAGTTGCGAAAAACGCGCATTAACAGCTCGAATGATGGCGCGATAATCTGCTTGATCTGCCTGCAAAGTTGCCAATGCATTACGATCTTGTTGTGTAAGTCCTTGGTGCGCCGCTCTATATTCAAGTTCTGCGACTTGACGATTGATGTTGTCTAACTCTTGCAATCTACGCTCACCATAAGCTAATAATTGCTGTGGGTCGTTTAAATAATCAGGAGGAATAACATCAGGCGCCGGTATATCATCTGGCGTAATCTCATGCCGAGGCGTAGGTGCTACTATATCTTTACTATTTTCAATGACAAAATCATTGAACTGTTCTTGCGTTACAAAACGAGGAATAAAATCGTAGTCAATACTACGAATAATATTCAAAGGCACATTAGTTTCTTTCTCTGCAGTATAAGCTAATGTTCTAAACTTATCATGCTGAGTTGTATCAAACACACCTGCATGCCCAGATAACTGTCCTGTATCTACAATTTGATCAGCATACTTATTTAAATACGTTGCGACGTCCGCATTATATTGCGGGCTAATAGGGCCATTCTCATTGCCTGATACGTACCCAAGAGAATACTTACCATTTTGCAATCGATTAAATTGTATGGTAGCTACAGGTAAACCAGTATTGGAATCACGCATACTTGTGATCATATCGTTATGCCCAATGATATCTCTAACATAACCACGATCTCGTAAACGCTCACCTGCGTCTATAAATTCGTTCTTTGCAAAGTCAAATAACGACTTATGATTTTGTCTTTCATTTGTAAATAAGTTACGTGTGCCTTCTGGTGGTGTACCACATGAGCCTACGCAATGATTCAATACTATGGTATCCATGCTTAGAAGCTTTGCCACCTCTTCAGGCGACATTGCATTGGTAATCTCAATGACATGCGAATTAGGCAAATAAAGTTGCGCCGCGTTCAATTGCTCTTTGGCAGCGTCAAGAATTCTACTCTTAACCTCTTGTTGCTCTTTTGCCTGTTGCGCTTCTTTAACCATGCGCTTTTCTGCGCTCTTGGTTACGTACTTAGGCACAGTCAAATTCTTAAGTTGGTCAAGTGATACGTCACCAGCAATGACGTCTTTGTAAATATCTTTTGCGAGTTTACTAAAGCCTAAGTCAGTACCTAATAAACGAGAACGAACTGGGTATACTGTCTCTCCTTCTTTTGCACGGGTTGCTGCAGGATAAAATGGCTTTTCGTATTCATCAATGTCGCGACTTAAAAACTCTTCAGGTGTACGTGGCATAACAGAAATATCTGTTAACGCTTCATACGCAACGCCTGTTTGTAGTTTATCGATCTCATTTTCAAGTTGCTGAACTTGGCGCCCTTTATTTCTTACAGGAGTCGTTAATGCGGCATACTCAGAAATACTTGCAGGATCAATGCCTTGCTCTCGAGCTTGGTCATACAAATCTGCGCGGAGATCTTCCATTGCTCTCAATTCTTGCTGCGCAGCAACAAGCTCAGCCATCTTTGCCTTGGTCACAGCGCCTACAGTACCTTCGCGTGGTAAGCCTGCTTTTTCACGCATTGCTTGTACTTGCTCAGGCTCTGCAAATACGGATAAATCTCTTATTTCAGTGGCAGGCAAATAAGTTATACCTTTTGCAGCCAAGTCAACCAATGGGTCGCCTTCGGCCCCAATATTACGAACAATATAATTTGAGTATGGGCCTTGCAACCAATCCACCGCAGCTGTATGACGCTCCGCAAACTCTGCAGGCGTTACAATGTTAGCGCCATTTTGCTGCGCCAAGTCACGAGCTTCAGGGGAATTAAGATAATCAGTGTAAAACTCTAAAAGCTTTTTTGCATTAGCATCACGATCTGCAAACTCTAAATCAAATGCTTTATTTGCTTGTGATGGCGAAAGATCTGGGTACATTGCCGCTTTGCGCATATTGGCGTATTTACGCATATCATCGTTAAGCCGCGCAGGCAAGTCATCTGCAACTGCATTACGCCATTCGCGGTATAAAGGATAAGGCGCTAAATCTCGAGCACCACCTACAGCTTCACGTACAATGTTAACAGCAGGGTCAACACTAAAGCTTGCGCCTGCTGCAGTCTCAGGCCTTGTAGGCTCAATAAGCTTGGTACCTTTCTTACGCATGGCATACATCTCAGGGGATGTAGCCTCAGCAAAAGGTGATACCTCATCTTTTACAGATTGACGACGCTCCAAGACATTAGCCCAATCATCCATGAGTGATTGCGCCTTGGCGCCTAGCGTAGGCTGCCCTGTGATTGGGTCCATACGCTTAAATCCAGTTTGAGCGGCTTGGAAGTCTGGCGCAATCTCTTTGACTTGGGTTGCTAAACGCGCCGCATCACCAGATAAAGCCCTTACGTCTGAAGGCGCCAACATACGGCGTTGTGGCATGCCAATGACGCTTTCAGCCATGCCCCCAACCATGGGCCATGGGGGCAACTTGCTTTCCTCAAAGGCCTTACCTACATTAGATGCAAACTCCTCGCCACCTTGCGTTTGTAAAGGCTGAGTTGGGAACCAACCTTTTTCGCCTACAGATCCTTCTAAATCTTTACGCATCTGCGCAGCTTCGCGCAATGATTGTGGATCCTTGGCAACTTGCTCACGATACATAATGCCGGGCATTTTGTACGCATGCTTTAGCATAGCTTCCCATGGTTGCAATGCAGCTACAGCAGTTGGGTTGCCAAACAGCGTATTGGTGACGTCGCTTATTTGCTTAGGCAACTCAGCTATGTCTGCTTGAAGCTCAGCAAAACGCCTATGCGTCTTTGCCAATGGGTCTTTAAAGTTGGCTGACTTCATGGCGCCTAGTGCCATGCGCATCTCATCTACGTTGGGGACATTCCCATACGCAGGATTCGGCGTTGGGATCTGCATGTAAGCAGGGTCGGGTACTTTGCCCCGAGGAGTCTGCTTTGGCGTGTAATCGGTATCGTCACCTGGGACGTAATTACCTAATGCATCATACGGCATATGGGTTCACCCTCTTAGGTCGGGTCTCGTCAATGTACTGACTCTCGTCATTGTATACCGGATCAATGTCCAAGAATCCCATATCACGTAAAATTCTTAGGGCTTGAGTCGTGGCATCAACCAAGTCGTCATGCCGAACTTCGGGGAAAGAGCAAAGCTGACTGATCAAAGGCTCAACCCAATCACGTGGGTAGCCTTCCTTCTTCAACGACTCGGGTACGTAGACTCGACCCCGCTTGATGATGGGGGAGATAATGTTAAGCCGCTGTGTTTTATCGGCCATACCCGGGTTATAGCTACGCACTGGGACGTGCGCTCTTTGGAGATCCTGTAGCAAACTAATGCCGGCCGACTTATCTTCGATAAGTACAAGGTCGACCTTCTTACCACTCCCAAACTCATTGTCGTCCCCATAAATCGATCGAGCTTCCTCAATGACTTTGGGACGCAGATCGGGGTATTGTATGTGATCTTGCCAGCAGTCAATGACCATGGCGCATAAAGGCTTATCATCGGATGGCTTGAAGATCCCAAACACGACACAAGCTGTTGGGTCATTGGTAGTCTTGTCTGAAGTGGCGCAGTCGTAGCTCTGTACGACATACTCAAAGCGGGGTAATGATCTCTCCGCAGGCCATAGTTTGAACCAATCACGTTTGACGATGCCTGATTCTTCAGGGTCAATAATCTCAGCATAGATTTCCTGACGCCCTATCTTGGTCCCTTCATACTGAAGGATCTGCTTTTGGAATGTTGGAGCGAGGTTCTGGATGTTGTCGTAGGTACTGGCCGTGGTGTACACCACATCCTCACCATCTCGTGCCACCAGATCCACAACTAGAGGCTTTGGCTTAGGTGTTGTGGTGCATAGGATCCGCGGATGCGTACCTAATCGCATACCAAACTGCAGCATATCCCATGCGTCATCAAGGTATTCCCATGCTGCCAGCTCATCCAACCAGCCTCGATGGAACTGAGGTCCGCGGAAGCGTTCAGGCTCTGAAGCAGGGATTCCTTTGATGATGCTCCCATTAACCAGCTTCAGCTCATGCAACGACTTCGTATAGTTCTCAATAAGAATTGTGGGGATCACGTTCAGGAGTCCAGAGTCTCCTTCAAAGCACACATCACGTACATCACCGGATGTAGGCGCTGAGACCAGCGTTCTCGTGTTGGGGTTAGTCCATGCTTCCCACCAAGCCCACTCAGCTGCGCACCGAGTCTTGCCTGCGCCTCGCCCTGCAAGCAGGAGCCATATGGTCCACCAATCACCTGATGGAGGGATCTGATGCTTGTTGGCAGCAATCAGCCACTTAAGTCGTGCTAATGTTGCTGCCTTGTGCGTAGGGGGGAGTTTGTTAAGATCGGGGCCTTTGCGAATTTTCTCCGCAAACTGCTCACTTAGTTCCGGACTCAGCATCTGACTGACGTACAGCCAAGAGTTCTGTTAGCAAATTGCCGGTGAAGTCGTGCATGTGATCCACTTCAATGGGGCCCTCATTTTTGCCAGTCACTTCGACTTTTGAATTCTCACGATATTGCTCTGGGAACCGAGCTGCCATGCTCCTTGACCAAAGACCCGTGTTGATCTTCGGCCCACCCGGCGTCTCGATCATGTGTTGGTGTGCCAAGTCTTCCCAATACGCCAACGCGTCTAAACGTGCTGTGTTCATGGCCTCGCGAAAATCGTCATGCACATCTTCCCAGTTTAGGAGGTTACTGTACGTGAGATTAAGCTCTGATGCTATCTGCCAACGGGACTTACCAAGCTTGCCAAGCTTAACGACTTGCTCGCAATACGCAGGGTCGTATTTGCTGGGACGCCCTAAGAACTTTCCGTTCTTTGATGGAGTTTTAGTAGTCATGCGCGGATTGTAAACACAAAATTGGAACGTTGTAAACTTAATTGCGCGCAACTCGTGAGTTACAGCTGGGGTTACAGCAGCCTCGAAAACTATATAGAGATGTAGTATATATACTATTATTCCTAATTTTTATTTTTACTGTAACTACTGTAACTCTGTAACTAAGTAGGAGCTCCAACGCATCTGGAGTTACATAAAAGTTACGAGTTACAGCAAAACAGCCATTTTACAGCTCAATTTCACGTTTTATTGCTTCTTCAGTAATTATCGCAATGTCATTCAAAGTTGCAGTTACAGCAAGGTCCCGCTGCTGTGCTGTAACCACAAAAATCGTAAATCTTGATGTCTTCCCATGAATCTTCAATACTTTGCTTGGTTCAACTTCGCCTTGAGATTCAAGAGCTCGACGTATATATTGTGCTTTTGCTCTTGCATCATAGCCCCATCGTTCGCATAGAATTGTTAATTGAGTAGCTGTGAATGCAGCAGCGCCATTGCAGTTATCGATAGTCCATTCACGTAATTCTTTGGCAAAAGCTTCAAGTGGACTCTTACTAAGCTCAATGGCTTTCTGCTTATATTTGGTCATTGGGGCTGGTGCGTAAGGGTCAAAGTCGGTGATATCACGACTCATATACCAATCAAGAACTGCTGAGAAGCCGGCACCATTATTAGCTCTTGCCCACTTCATCATGCTACTAACACGTTCTAAAATGTCTTGTTGGCTAAAGGTGGGGCACTTATAAATGGCTTCACGACGGCTGCTTGAGCCCATGTGAGTGATGTAAGGTTTGTTGGAAGTAAAGACGTAGTTGACGTAGTTCTTAACAGTATACTGAGCTCCGTATTTGTTGTTGATGGTAATTTCTTTACCGGTGATAAGGTTCTTTAGTTTGGCCGAATGATCTTCTCTATCAGATGATGGTTCATTCACAACGACAAAGATTTTCCCTCTCATGCCACCATTGAAGCTTGAAAATAGGTCATCAGGGCCAAGTGTAGCAGCAGGAGCATTCTCTCCCATGCCCATCATCTCTGCAACAAATTCAGGGATTGCTGACTTGCCCATCCCCTCCATGTCGTGGATGAATTGTGGGGTTGTATTATTTCTTCTCCATGGGTATTGGATAACGTTGGCGACCCAGTCGTGCCAGTAGTCAATAAACGAAGGCTCAGACTGAAAGAAATATGCACAAAAATCCAAATAAGGACTAGGATCACTAGGTATCGGTTCATAAGCCCAATTTCTAAATAGGTTATACTTTTTATCCGGTGTTATTTGCAAGCCCTGATATTCTGGGTACATGCCAATGTGTTCAAGTTTGCAACAGCGTGGCCACTTTTTATACTCATCTAACAACGGAATGTCCTTGGTAGTAACATTGCCACGGCTATTTGTATTGACTTGAGTGAAATAGTGCTGCGCACTATCAATTTTGGCCTTATTCCAATTCAAAATAAGACCGTCTTTTAATCTTATGACATCTCCATTGAAAAGAGCGTATTGAGTTTTAAACTCATATAGCTTTGTTTCCATGGTGTCAACACCATTCATCACCACCGAGGTAGCTGTGAGCACGGAGCCAAGCTCTCCTCCACCAAGTATATGGTCATCAATGGCGTATTTACTTCCCGGGCCTGATCCAAAGCGACCAACTCTACAAAGATGGACCACAGCTCCAAGTCCGCGTAGTGTTACGGCCAGCTTAGTCTCGGCCATACCGACTTGCTCGTTAGGCTCTCCATTCTCACCTGCACCATCGTAGTCAAAGACGATGTAGACTTTGCGATGCTTCTCGGCGAAACTGGTTTTACGGTGCCAAGCGATCTTCATAAGATCTTTGTGAAGAGGTAGACCGGACTTGTCAGTCCAGCTTGTCACACCGGCCAAGCCGATGGGAGCGTAGAGTAAAGTGTCAGTGGTAACTTTCTTTAGCAGTTGATAGGCTTTGAATTCCCCTTCGGTGATAATGATGGGAATATCCACATCCTGAGCTATTCCTTTCCAATTGGCGCCGGGTGGAAAGTAAATATGAGACCCAGTAGCTCGAGCCTGTGAGTACTTCATCTTGGTCTTGGGAGATAGGAGCCTGACACGATTGAAGCCGGTGAGCTGGCCTTGTAGATCGTAGTAAGGTAGCTTTACGGACCACTCTTTTGTATGCCCCAGAAGCTCATGAGTTTCATCTGGTGACAATAATTCAAGGCCAAGAAGGGCAAGATCTTGCTTATCGAACTGCCGATCGGATATGAAGTTGGTGTATAATTGCTGAGGTGTTGTGGTGTGTGCGGCGAAACCGGATGACATGCGTAATCCTTGTTGTAAACGAAGGCTCTCTATTTAGCAGATAGAGAGCCTTTATTTTTTGTCCAAATGATTGCGTGACTTACTTGCTGGTCAATAATCAAGAGTCCGCAATCTCATAGTGTAAAACAGGCCCTGTGGCTAGCCTTATAGCTATTATATTTCATCATCCATTGTACATGGATGAAAAATTTTTGTAGTATGTCTTCCTGTACTTTGATTATTGAAAGGAACTCCTATGATGCAATTTCTCAGTATTGTCTTCGCTCTTTTTATTGGCTCATGTATTACGTGTGTAGGCATCATTTTGCTTGCAAGAATCTGCGTATGGTGGGAAGAGCAAACTGACCCTTGGGTAAACGATGATAAGTAAAATGTGGAGAAAACGACTCGTGGATAAGCAAATACAAAGACAAATTGACGACATGCGCTCTATTTATCTCTTTGATGGATGGTATCGTCTTGGCGATTTAAAACGTATGATTGCCGAGGCAGAGGCTGGAGAGCGAGATACGATGACGTTCGTACCAAAGAAAAAGCCAACGGCTGACTTTGATATACGCCAATTGACATTGCCTGAAATGGGAGAAAAAGAATGAAAGCATTTCCAGTTATTACAAATAGCGGCATACATGAACGTGGTATGAATTTGCGTGATTACTTTGCAGCACAAGCTATGTTAAAAATGACATGGAATAAGGGCGATGACGATATTGATGCTGCTGACTGCTACAAGATAGCAGACGCAATGATGAAAGCGAGAGAAAAATGACTAAAGAAGAATTTGAAAACAGAGATGACATTATCCGCATGGCGCGTGAAGCTGGAATACCAGAAACTGCGACCGAAGGTGTGTTCATTGCAAATTCAGACGACCTCGGGCGATTAATCGCAGCAGAGCGCGAAGCGTGTGCGAAGTTGTGTGACCGTGGAGACCCAATGGTTAAAGCAGCGATGACGCAATTTGAATGTGCTCAAGCTATCCGCGCAAGGGGGCAGCAATGAATTGGTTACCAGAACATAAATGCGGTTTGTATTTAACGCATAACGAACACCGAGACTTTTATGAGTCTGCTGAAGAATATATTTATAACAGAGGTTTTGAAGCAGAATTTATATCGCCTGAAGAAATGAAGAAAGCTATTGCGGAAGATTCAATCTGGCAATTGCAATGGTATCCAGAAACACCAATAGGCTTTCATAAGATTTGCGCGGCTTCACTGGAAGCTATTCAAGAAGCTATCCGCGCAAGGGGGCAGAGTGAAATCAGTTAAAGAGTATATGAACGAAGTAGCAGGGCTGGGATGCGTAATGTGCGCCCACCTTGATCTCGGGTACTCTCCTGCTGTGTTGCATCACCCTCGCGATGCGGCTGGGGGTGCTCAGAAGGCTTCAGACTGGTTGGTAATACCGCTTTGCCCGGAGCACCATGTCGGGTCGGGGGGGTATCACGGACTAGGTAGCAGAGGGTTTTATACACGGTATCGCCTCACCGAATGGGATCTGATGGCTATGACTATAGAACGCCATCAGAAGTCCCTATAACCTAGCCTGCGCTCTCAGAGCTTTAATATCAATCTCTTTGAGCATATCCCGCTCTGCATCCTTCAACGCCTTAATCTCTTCCCGCTTCTCTGCTGCCGAGTATTCTTCCTCCGGTGCGTTCGTGATGTAACTGATCGCCCGGCGGATCTTTGTCAGCTCCTGAGTAATTTCATTCACGCCCTTAGATAATCCCAGACGCTCCTGAACAACCTCATCCTCCAGATACTTGTCTAGCTGGGTAGGACTACGCGCCTTCATATCATTGACGGTATTAGCAACCGTAGTTACCTCATCCCGCAGGACGTAGAAGTCACCCTTCAAAGCGTTCTCATTCTCGCGAGTAATGAAACCACTGGTGCCCGGCAATGCAGCAAAAGCATCCCTCACAGATAGCTCTGGACGAGGCACTTCAGGATCAGAGTGCAGCAGCGGATTAGTCATGTATGTAACCAGCCCACCCACAGAGCCGAACATGCCACGGATTAGATGGTCTGCGGCAATCGGGGATACTAAGCCTGTACTACCCAGCACCTTTGCCAGCTCAGAGGTAGAGTCGTTGAACTGACGCTCAGTCTCCAGACCCTTCTGATACGTACCAATGAGCGGACGTCCTTGGAAAAAGTCGTAGTTAATACCCACCTCAACCAATGGCTTGACCGCCTGCGGTACTACCGTCGGACTCAGGATTGCATTTGCAAACGCGTTAGACATAGAGTCGCGGAACTTGCGGCTATCTTCATAACCCTTGTCCGTCATCATCAGATAGGTATGCTCTGTGATTACTTTTGGTATGGTGAATAAATCCATACGCAGAGGTATCGTTACTCCTGTGCCCGGTATCATAAGTAAGCGATCCCGTACTGCGGCAGGCTTGTTGATGTAGTCCTCATCATCACCATTCATCATGGCGTACATCAAAGACAGAGCCATCACCGATGCCGTAGTAGCAGCCAATGTCTTCATGGCTTCTTCACGATCCTGCGGGGAGATACCCTTGCCAGTAACGGTCTTGTACATCACATGCTGCGCGGCTAGGTATGCGTTAAAGAACGGGATAACCTGACCAGCTAATGCCAGAGCTTTACTGCTACCACGAGCACGGAAGTTGATAAGCTGGAACGCCTTTTCCAACGACTCTGCTTGGCTTAATCCTTGAGCTTGTGCAGCCTCATAGACGGCTTGACGTACAGCGTTATCTGCCGCCATAGCTACGTGCCCTAAGTAACCTTTCATTTTGCCCAATACGCCGGGAGGAGCTTTCAGGCCAGCAGATATCTCGGCATCCATACGAGCAGTAGATGAGGAAAAGTCACGTACGCCTACAGCGCCATACTTACGCAAAGTTTCATGCGTGGAACTTGCCTTACGCAGAGACTGGATAAACTCCTTAGCCGCTAGTGCAGGTATCCTCAGCGCAAATCTTGGCTTTAGACCAGACGAGAACATGGCTGCGAACGCATCCTGCGGAACCTGTGCCAAAGAGAAGAATGGGTACATAACCACAGACTGACGCAAGACATCCGACATCTTGGAGAAGAACTTGATCGACGGAATGGCAATAGCTTCCAGTCCTTTGAATGCATCCATGTACAGCGGATCATTCATGACGTAGTGCTCTTGCTTACCATCA